ACTGGAGTTTTATGGAACCAAATAAAGAACTCGAAAAAGCAATAGAGAGTAAGTTTATAACTCCTACTAAATTTTCAATGGAGATTGAGAAAATAGTTGCTGAAGAAAAAATCAATTACATTGATGCAATATGTCAGTATTGTGAGATGAATGATATTGAAATACAATCAGTATCTAAACTTGTTACAAAACCTCTTAAAGAAAGGTTGAAATATGATGCAATTCAGTTAAACTTTATGAAGAAGACTTCTCGTGCTAAACTACCTTTATAATGAAAAAATCTGAACTAATACATTGGAGATTGCAAGCAATGTTACGTGAGCATTCTTTCCCTGACTTGCAATATTTGGGTGTGAGACCTGATAGTATTGGTATGAATCAACATTGGTATTCAATTGATGGGAATGAGGTTCCTGTTGATGCTATTACAGAATTAGAAAGTGAGGAAGTGAATGAAAGTGACACCGTTTGAAACCTATCAAACTTATCTCTCAATGAAAAGTCATTTTACAAATAAAAGATATGACTTTTTTAAATATGGTGGAAAGTCAAGAGCGACTATGGCATCATTCAATAAAAGAAAAGATAAGTATTGGTTTGAGAAAACATCTAGAAAATATTCTGATCAGCAGATCACTGATTTTTTATTATCAAATTTTGTAACTACTGAAACACCACAAAACTTATGGATTGGAGAAATAATAAATTCTGGAGAAAGAACGTACGCAGATTGGATGAGACGACAACAGAGTTTGACTTACTTATTCAAAGAACAATCAAAGAAATTACTATTGGAAAAAGAATTAGAAGAAGTTTTCAATTGTTCGAAAGGTCATCCAGTCATACTCAAAAGATATCTGGGAGGAGAAATAAGTTTAGAAACTTTAGTAATCTTCGAAAAAATCTTTTCTTTTGGGAAAAAATTTAATCGAAAGTTAAAAGACCCTGTGTGGGAAACCGTCAGTTTGAAAATTAAAAAATATATTCCTTTCCTAAATATTAATGTGTTCCAATATAAAAAAATTCTAAGAGAGATTGTAAATGAGTAAATTTTTTGATTCAGAAATCATTCAAGAAGAACTTGAAGAAATTAATGAACTTCAAAAGATGCTTTTTAGTAATGTAATGCAGTTTCCTGTAATGGAATATGATGAAAAGGTGGAACACATTGATCTTTTAATGGAATTATTAGATAGACAGAAAGTTATGTATGCTCGTCTGTCATTATCTGATGATACTGAAGCTATTAAAATGAAAGAACATTTACATAAAACAATTCCTTTAATGGGTTTTCCCAAAGGAACTGATATGAAATTGCTCTTTGAGGGAATGAGTGAAACAATCTCAAAACTTAAAGACAACATTGACAAATCATATTAAATCTATTATAATCTAAACATCCAAAGAAATCCAATTTAATCCGAGGTATCCAAATGTCATTTGCTAATCTTAAAAAGCAATCAAAATTAGGTTCTTTAACTGCAAAGTTAGTTAAAGAAGTTGAAAAATTAAACACTAACGGAGCATCAGGTGATGACCGTTTGTGGAAACTAGAATGTGATAAATCAGGTAACGGATATGCCGTTATTCGATTCTTACCCGCACCAGACAGTGAAGATCTACCGTTTGTAAAACTGTATAGTCATGCATTCCAAGGTCCTGGTGGATGGTACATAGAGAACAGTCTTACTACTCTTGGTGGTAAAGATCCAGTATCAGAGTATAACTCTCAGTTATGGAATAATGGAACAGATGCAGGTAAGGATGCTGCTCGTAAACAGAAACGTAAACTTACATACATCAGTAACATTTATGTTGTAAAAGACCCTGCTAATCCTGATAACGAAGGAAAAGTATTCTTATATAAGTATGGTAAAAAAATCTTTGATAAACTCACAGCAGCAATGCAACCTGAGTTTGAGGATGAAGAAGCAATCGATCCATTCGATTTCTGGCAAGGTGCTAATTTCAAGTTGAAAGCAAAGAATGTAGCAGGATACAGAAACTATGATAGTTCTGAATTTACTGCTGTAACTCCTTTACTTGATGACGACGACGCACTTGAATCTGTTTGGAAGAAAGAAAACTCTCTTAAAGAGTTTGTTGATGCCGATCAGTTCAAATCATATGATGACTTGAAGAAACGTTTAGAGTATGTACTTGGTAGTAAAAGACCAACCAGTTCAATAGAGGAGGAAGATACTGATCGTGGTGCTGCTGAAGAGTTAGTTACTGCTGCTGTATCTACAACACCATCATCTGTGAATGAGGATGATGATGATGCACTCTCATATTTTCAGAAACTTGCAGAGGAATAATTAATTTGTTACTCTAGTATTTTCTGTTTTAATTAATTTATCGTTCACAAATTGGGATGACTTTTTATAGGTCATCTCATTTCTTATGTCTGTTAAAAATTGTTGTAAATATTCTGAACGAAGAACAAATATATTTCTCTTTTCCTCATTTTTATCTTGCTCATATTCATAGTATGTTACTCCTCTCACAGGATTTAATTCTGCGTTTATATTTTCTGGATTTGGTATTTTAAAATCTTCATCTACTACTTTACCTTTTGGTAAAATAACTATTCCACGATCATTTTTGACTTCAGTTGTTTCATAATGTCTGACTTGATTAATTTCTGTAAGATCATATTTTTCAACTACAAAATCATATAATTCTTTACTTGATAGTGGCCATTCATTACGAACATTAATAATATTTGCTGTGGTTAAAATAACCCAATCAAGTGTAGATTTTCCATACAAATCTTTTGCAACAGTGTCTGGTCTGTCACCATCATTTATTGTAAATTTATTGAAAACAGTAAATACATTTTGTAAATCATCACGTATTTTCATTCGACGAAATAAATTTTTTACAGTTATATAACTATCACTTGAAATACGATTTGAATATGGTGATTGATATTGTAAATTTGGTAGTTCTCTGAAGTATCCCATTAGAATCCTGTGCCCTCCAAACCTTCTTCTGTATCATAATCCTCAGAGTAGATTGGATTCAACTCTTGGAATGTAAGATCAATTTTTGTATGAACGGGTGCGGTATTATCATAAGTGGCGTATGTTCCTGCACCAGTATAATTGACTCCAATATTTAAGAGAGCCATTGGTTTAAATTTATGTAAAAACTGATGATTACTTGCACCAGTTTTATAAGTTAATTGAAATACGTCTGGTGATTTTATAAAGAGTCCAGTACCTTTATTTTCACCAGTTGAACTATTTTTTGCATTTAAACTTTTTTTGAACGCACGAATAATTTTTTTAATTACAATACTTTCGTTCTCATCTCTGGGTGCAAAATCAAAACTAAAACTAAACTGTCTTAACTGAACTCCACCAAATAATAATTCCATGTTTGGATTTAATATTGATCCAGTTTGTCTTGCGAGAACACCTCCTGCACTTGTTTGTCCACCAAGAGCATTGACTGCCATTGATGCAAATGTTGCATTGATAGCAGATGTTGTTGCATCATCACCTAATAATTGTTGTAGTGACTGACCTGCACGACCCCCTGCTTGACCTACTTCTTGTAAATTATTTGACGATATCACATCTTGAGCTACTCCCACACCAGTGGCAGCAAGTCCATTCAGGCTATCCTCACCCCATGTTACACCATTTGAATCAGTAATTGCTTCTGGAATTGGAAGAAAGATATGACCTAATATAATTTCATTATTTTTTAAGGATTCTGAACTTGTTTGTAATCGGAGGGATTGTCCAGTACCACTCGTTTCAAATCCTGGTGCCTGATATTCAAGAACTTTTATCTCAAGATAATCACTATCACTTTCTAATCTTGCCACTGGATATCTAAGTGATTTAAATTTTCTATCTCTTGTTTTCCCTGTAGTAGTTGTATTAGTAGATATACTAGACGCTTTAATTTCACTGTCTAATAATAGACCCCCATCACGATTGATTGGTCTACCAGTCGCAGTATCATATGTTATTCCTGAAACGGTATAAGTTGACATTTATATCTTTTTTTAACTATTTAGCATGATATTACCAAAAGGTAGTTCTCTTACATCTGCTAACTCATCAGAGTTGACTTCGTATAGTTGTCCAACCAGTTCATTGTACGTATAATTACGGTATTGACCCACATGAAGATTGATACCACGAAATCCCCACTCAAATACATCAGTCACTGCGACTAATGGATTCGAATCATATTGAATGTTGGGAGTTTTAGCACTGTATACAAATACATAATATTTTCCAGCACTTGGAGATGATGTAACTGTTGTACCTAAATTATCCATCAACTCAACCATGATATCATCAGGTTTTTCTGTGCCAATGAGTGAATTTACTACAGATCTCACACGATTTTCATTATCATCGGTTGGATAACTATTCATTTTTTAATTCCCAATTCATCTTCGGTTAATACTTTAAACTCCCACATTCGATCCTTACAAAATTCTTCTGCTGCCTTCCATTTTGCTTGATTACGTGCATATTCATAAACTTCATAGATATATCCTTTCGTTTTTCTCTTTTTCATCTTTGGTTCTACTGTCTGTTTCTTAGGCTTGATTTCAATAATATATCTTTTGATTTTACCGTTTGATTCTTTAACTTTAATATAAAAGTCGGGAAAATAACGATGGACTTTATTATCAATGGGTGACCTATAAGGTAGAACTATTTCTTCACTCCCCCATTCAAGTATTTTATTATTATTATCACAATAAACCATGAATTTTCGTTCCCAAAGTGATCTGTAAATTATATTTGAGGCATTACCTCTATACTTCTTTGGATTCGATGGTCTATATCTACCTTTATATGACATCTAAATAGATAGTAAGACAAAATATAAAGTATTTAGATGGTTCGTCCTAAGAAAATAGCTGATATCAAACCAATACTGACGAATGTAGCTCAAACATCTCATTATCAGGTCTTTTTTGATGGGTTGTCTCCAGATCTTTTTACTTTTCTAGGATCAAAAGGAGTTAATCGAAGATTTATAATTGAGAACGCTGGATTACTTTGCAATCAAGCATCAATACCAGGTAGTTCTCTTGCCACTACTGATATTTTTGGTAATTTTACAGGAGTTCAAGAAAAGTTTGCACATACAAGAATATTCACAGAGTTATCACTTGATTTCTATGTTGATAAAGATTATAAAATGATAAAGTTTTTTGAACACTGGATAGATTACGTTGCAACTGGATCAGAAAAGACATCACCTGAAGTTAGAAAAGATAAGGTAGGTTATTTTTATCGAATGAGATATCCAAGAGGTTCAGCAGGTTATAAATGTGATAAGACAAAAATTATAAAGTTTAATGTTGATTATCGTTCAGAGATAGAGTATACTTTCTTTGGATTGTTTCCAATTAACTTTTCATCTACTCCTGTTCAGTATGGTAGTTCTGATGTACTAAGAACTAATGTGACATTCAGTTATGAGAGATACATAGCTGGTGAAGAAACAAGTCTTGCTTTTAATAGAAAGAAGAGTGAGAACATATTAAAAGCAAGAGTCTAAACCAAAATCAACTTTTAATTTCATAAAACGGGCAAAAAAAACTCGGCAAAATTTTTGGTCTGTCAGGATTTCAAAAAAGTCCTATAAATAAAACTACTGAAGTGCTATAAACATTATGCCATTACCAAAAATTGCAACACCAACGTATGAGTTGGTTCTTCCTTCTTCTGATCGAAAAATAAAATATCGACCATTTTTAGTTAAAGAAGAGAAAATTCTGATTATTGCGATGGAATCTGAAGATCAGAAGCAGATAACTAACGCTATCAAATCTGTAATTAATAATTGTATAATATCAAGAGGAATAAAGGTCGATAAATTATCTACTTTTGATATTGAATATCTTTTCTTAAATATAAGAGGAAAATCTGTTGGTGAGAATGTCGAAGTTCTTATTACATGTCCTGATGATGAGAAAACACAAGTTCCTGTGATGATTCCACTTGATGAGATCAAAATTCAAAAACATCCTGACCATAATAAAGATATTAAATTAGACGATAAACTTATTATGAGAATGAAGTATCCTTCCTTATCAGAATTTATAAAAAGCAATTTTGATCTGACTGGAAATATTGGAGTTCAGGAGTCATTTGATCTAATTATTTCATGTATTGATCAAATATATAATGAAGAGGAATCTTGGACATCTGCTGATTGTACAAAAAAGGAAATGGTTGATTTTTTGGATCAATTAAATTCAAAACAATTTAAAGAGATTGAAAATTTCTTTGATACCATGCCTAAATTGTCTCATACCGTTAAAGTGACGAATCCAGAGACAAAGGTCAAAAGTGATATCGTTTTAGAAGGGTTATCGTCTTTTTTCGAGTAGGTATGGCTCACGCAAGTTTAGAGTCATACTATAAGATTAACTTTGCCTTGATGCAGCACCATAAATATTCATTAACAGAGATTGAAAACATGATACCATGGGAAAAAGATGTATATATTGCTCTTTTAGAACAATATATTGAAGAAGAAAATTTAAAAAACAAACAACAAGGTAATGGATAACTCTCCCGCATATGAAAATTTTAGCAATAAGATGACTTCAATGCGAGGTGGTGGTGTTGGTGGTAGCCCTATTTTAAAGAGAAGAAAAATAAATGCAAATAAAGTTTTTAATAGAGAGGGATCAGATCCTCTTGCCAAGCAAATACAAAAAAACTCAAGAGAAATAGTATTATTAAAAAATGTTGTTATATTAAACACTAATCGAGTTTCTCAGATATTAGTAAATGACGCTGAGAGAGAAAAGTCAATACAGAGGGAAGCACAAAGAAAACAGATATTAAAAGATGAGAAAGATAAATCTAAGAAAAAAGAAGGACTTTTAGAAGGTGTTGGTAAATCAATAAGTAAAACTCTGCTTAAACCTGTAGAGGCAGTTGGTAAAACTGTTAAGGGTGTATTAGGTAGATTAGCTGATGCTTTTATGGCACTTTTTGGTGGATTTATTGTAAATAAGGGAATTAAAATGATTCAGGCACAAATGTCTGGTGATACTGAAACCTTCAAAAAGATGAGAAATACGATAATTAAGTCAGTCGCAGTGGTTGGTGGTATATTTCTCGCTTTAAATGGTGGTTTATTGGCATTACCTGGCATTATATCTGGTGTAGTAAGTGCTGTTATTTCCATTGGTGGTGCGATACTGGGATTTCTGGCAAGTCCAGCAGGATTGATCGCACTTGGACTGGCAGCGGGTATTGGTACTCTGTTTGCCATGAAAAAGGGTGTTGATGCTGCATCAACTAAAGCTGCTGGTGGGGAAAATTTTAAACAAAAATTTGATGATCTTAAAGGTCCTTTAGTAGAAGCTGGTATTACAGTAAAAGGTACAGGTAAAGATGAAAAGTTTTATATTGGGAAGTCAAATAGGAGAGGAAGAGGACAAAAGACTGTAGAACAGGCAGGAACACCTGAACAAAAAGAAATTGTTGCAAATTATATTATAGAGAGAGATAGAGTAATAGGTGTAAGAGATAATATGAGAGCTGATATGGAATCTGCAGAAAAGAAATTAAGAGATGAGTCAGGTGGTGGTAGATCTGGATCTAAAGCATTACAAGATTCAGGTGTGATTGGTGATGCAAAGGCAGAAATCAGAGAGAAGTATGAATCACAAATTGATGGTGTGAAGAAATCTCCTAAAATAAATTCTAATCCTAATAAAAAAGTGAGTGTTTCTACACTTAATGAAGCACCTCCAAATATTGTGGATGCAACTACAAATATGGGTGGTGGTTCAGTCGGAACTTCTGGTAGTGGAAATCTAGCATCTTCAGTTCCAAACATATCTGCATCAAATTCTGATAATAATTTTACATTATATTCAAAAACTCAATATAACGTTTTAGCATAACATGGCAGCATCAGCAGTTTTAAAAATAGGAGCAAAAATAGCATCTAAGTCTGCAGGTGCAATGAAGGGTGTCGCTAAAAGTAGTAAGAGATTAACAAAGTCTGTACAGAAAAATATTAAAATTAAGAAAAGACTGAGAGCAACCTCTGAAAGATTTCAAAAATATAGAGAAGAGAAGAAAAAAAGACAGGGAAAGGAATCTCTTTTAGAACAAGAAAAATCTCAAAAAAAGGGAGAGGAGCAAAAAACAAAAGGAACTTCTGGAAAAGGACCATTAGAGAGATTAATGTCACTCATTCAAATACTTTTGGTTGGATTTGTACTTAATAAATTACCTCAGATTATTGATTTTATTAAAAAAGTAATCAAAGTAATTCGTGATATTGTAGATAAATTTAAAGCATTCTTTGATGGTGTGATTGGATTTTTTAAATCTATTGGTAAGGTAATTGGAAAAGCTTTTGATGTGATATCAAACTTAAATTTTAATGATATTGGAGATAAAATTAAGGGAGTATTTGGAAAACTAAAAGATGCATTTAATGGTATAAAGGATAAACTTTTAGATGGTGTGAAAAGTTTTCTTGGATTGAAGAAGAAAAAATTAAAAAAAGAAATCAATCGAGAATTGACAGATAAAGATTTAAAGGATAAAGAACTTAAATCAAGTGTCAGTGATGTTCAAAAAACTATGGCATCAAAATCTGGAGAATTTAATGATACATTAAAAACAATTGAAAAGGCAGGGACAGGTGTTGATATTGTAGGACCTGAAAATGCTAATCTAACCGAACAGGTGCAATCAACCACAAATAAAGAAAGTGATGGAGAAGAAACTTCTTTAAAAGTAGATGGATCCTCTAGTGGTGGTTCAGAAGGATCTGCAGATTCTAATAATGGTGATGTAAAAACTACAAATCTAAAGGTAGAAGGGACTTCTGGTGGATCTGAAAAAATTCAAAGTTCGACAAAAACTGGTGGAACATCTGGTTCTACAGTAAATAGTTCAGTGGCAAAAACTGGTGATGGGTTAAATATTAGTAAATCCAAAAAAACAGTGAGTACGACCACAATTACACCAGAAAGAAAATCTAAAAATACTGTAATGATTGTTGGAAACAAGGGTGGTCAGTCTCAATCACAAGGAGGAGTGAGATCTAAAGGTGGAACTAGGATTATAGTTCAAAAGGATAACAGCATCAAAGATCAATTCGCCTTATCTCTATTTTAACATATGTCAGCATCAGAAGCATCTAGTTTTGAAGAACTTACACTTGAGTCAAATGATCAGGAGAGAACCGCTGATTTAAGGTCTGGTGTTGTTAGTGTTGATTATTACGAGGATATTCTCTCACCAACTGTAACTGCAAAAATAAGAGTTATAAACACTGGTGATAGTATTTCACCCAAAGATCCTATTGATCCAAAGAAAACGGATGGTGCTAAACAATCAATTTATAATGGACTTCCTTTAAGAGGTGGTGAGAGATTGGTGATGAAAATAATAGATCAAGGTAAAACATTTAACAATGAGGAAAAAACTGGACTCGACTTTTCATCTGATCCTAAAAAATATTTGTTTGTATCAAGTATCACTCAAGTTCTTCAAGAGGAGCAAAGAGAAAGTTTTTTACTCAATTTAGTGTCAAGAGAGGCAATTACAAATGAGACTACCAGAGTAATGAAAAGATATAATGGAACAATCAGTGGTTCTGCAACTAAAATCTTAAAAGATGTTTTAAAGGTAGATGAATCAAGATATACTGTCGAAAATACAAGGGGATCTTATGATTTTATTGGTAATTTAAGAAAACCTTTCTCAACGTTAGTTTCATTAGCATCCAAATCAGTTCCTGATGTTTCAAAAAATGCGACAGCTGGATTTGTGTTTTTTCAAAATCAAGATGGATTTCAATTTGCATCAATTGATTCTCTCATTAAGAAAAAATCAAAAGCAACATACACATATACAGATATAAATGAAAGTTCAATAACTAAAAATAATGATTACAAAATTCTACAATATAGTGTAGATAAAAATCAAAATCTTGTAGAAAATTTAAGAATGGGAACATATTCATTTGTTAGATTGGCATTTAATCCTTTAACATTTACGTTTTCACAAACAAAATATAATTATGGGGAAAAGGAAGGTATAAAAAATCTTGGTAGAGATTTAGAACTACCTAAAATATCTGATGATGCAAGTCAAACATTAGATCAACTTCCAACAAGAACAGTATCCCAAATTATTGATGTTGGTGCAACAGTTGGTGTATCTACCAATCTAAATTACTCTCCTGAAGAATATCAAGGACAAAATATTGTTAGATATAATTTACTAATGACACAAAGTTTAAGTATGACAGTTCCTTGCAATACCAATTTAAGAGCAGGGGATGTTATAACTTGTAGATTTCCTAAAATATCAAGAGAAGATTCTACAGAATTTGATCAAGAGACTGGTGGTAAATATTTAATAAAAGAATTATGTCATCACTTTGAAGCAAAAAGATCATTTACTTCTATGACATTAGTAAGAGATACATTTGGTGGAGGTAGTTAAATGATAGATGAGGCACTATTAAAAAGTAATTTTGTAGGAAAAGATGGTTTCCGTTGGTGGGTAGGACAAGTTGCACCATCGACAGTTCAAGGTGAACAACTTGCACCAAAAGATGGAGTAAAGTCATGGGGTAATAGATTAAAAGTCCGTATCATGGGGTATCATCCTTTTTCGAAATCAGACTTAGCAGATGAAGATTTACCTTGGGCAAATGTTATGCTTCCTTCTACGTCAGGCACAGGTGGATCGAACTTTGCATCAACTGTCGTATTAAGACCAGGTGATGTCGTAATTGGATTTTTTCTTGATGGTGAAACTGCACAACAACCTGTTATATTAGGTTCTTTTGCAAGAACAGATGATGTTCCACAAGGTTTACCTTCTGAATCTATTGGATTTATACCATTCACAGGATATACTGATAAAATACCACCACCAAATGGAACATTAGATGCAGGTGAAGCAAATGGTGCTAGTGTGAATGATCAAAAAAGTGTACGAACACTTAGTCAAAAACAAATTAATGAATTAAATAAAAATAAAAAAGAAGGAGATCCTAAAGAGATTGCAGCATCATCCACTTTTGGAAAAGCAGAAATACCTGCTGATGCTTGTGCTGATAATTTTATAGGAAAAGTGTCTGCGAGTTTGGATAATTTATTATCAGTTGCAACTGAAAGCACAGACTTTTTATCAGATGTTGCGAACGTAACTAAAAAAATACAAAATTTATCAAATAGTGCAGTATCAACAATGATGGAATCTTTGTATTCAGGTATGATTCCTGAACTTCAGGGAGGATTGGATTCATTGTATAATAAAGTATATGGAACTGTACTTGCAACCACCCAAAATAGTGGTCTTGCAAAAATTGCAGGTATTGAAGCACAAAAAGCACAAGTATCAAAAGTAGCATCTCTTCAAAGTGATCTTAATTGTTTAAGTGGTAAAGTTGTTAATGGATTAGGGCAAACAATTCGAGATATGATTACATCAGCTGTTTTTGAAGTTGTAGATACTGGAACATGTATTACTGAACAATTAGCTGGTTCACTATTAAATGGAATTACAAATGATATATCATCGGCTCTTGATGCACCACTTGAGGGATTGAGTGATATTGTTCCAAAAAGTTTTAAAGTTCAAGATTTTCTTCGAAGTAGTTCTGATGTGTTTAAATCAGTTGGTGGAGTTTTAGATTGTAATCAAAGTGATGGTAAATGTGTGGGTCAAGTTAAAAAATTTACTCTTGGATATGGTGCTGCTAGAACATTTGATTTACAGGATGCTTATGATAATGTTTTAAAAAATATGAATATCGCAGATACACTTGGTGCTGATAGTGGTCCTTTAACAAAACCAGATTGTGCTTCTAAAACTTTTTGTGGTCCTCCAACTGTTAGTTTCTTTGGTGGAGATGGTATCGGTGGATTGGGTCGAGTAATATTGGGTGGTATTGTAGATAATACAGAGGGGTTATCTGATGTTACTGCAGATGTAAGTCGAACTGCAAGTATCATTGGAGTAGAGATTACAGATCCAGGATCAACATATTTCTCAACTCCTCCCGTTGTAAGTTTTGAAGATCCATGTGGACAAGGATATGGTGCAGTCGGTAGAGCTGTTATTGATTACGATTCAAATTCAAATACTTATGGACAAATTATTGCTGTTGATGTGATTTCTGACGGTGAAAATTATCCGAGTGCGAATACTGATGATGTCATAAATTCTGATGAAACTCCTGTGGGTGTTATTGGCACTAGAGTAGTAGATGGTGGACAAGGATATGTTGATGCGTTTGCAGATGGATATAATTTAACTATTGATAATGGTGTAATCATATCTGCGAGTCCAATAAATAACGTTAAGGTTACTGAAATACCTAAAATTATTGTATCTTCATCCACAGGTGTCGGAGCACTTATTAAACCAATTATAGGTAGATTACCACTCACCCCACAAGGTGAAGTGATACAGGTGATTGATTGTGTAGGACCTGAAACAAATAATTTGGTTGGATATGTAAATGGTAAACCATATTACGGACCCTATCACATACATCCAACAAAGGGTGTGAAGATGGTAGGTATAGCACACACTTCTTCTTCACATGAAATAATTTATGATACACCTGAACAAAGTTTCACACCATCTGTAATAGGTGTTGCATCTACTACTACACAAGTAGATACCACAGATCAACCAACAATAACTCCAACATCAACCATGACAAATACACAAACTCCACCACCAAGTAGTCCACCACCAAGTTCTCCCCCGTCAGGTGGTGGTGGATATGGAGGAGGTTACTAATGGCTGAAAAACCAAATCAAAATTGGGAAGCAAGGACGATTGATAGTAAAGGTCCTAAGTTTCGAATTGATGTGAATAATCCACAGATGGGAGCTGATGGTCCAAATACATATTTGCAGTATGCAGTTACCGACAATAAAGACAAACAATTTTCTGCTTTAAGTGAATCTGGAGTTTATCGACTTCATAATGAAAGAACAATTGAAGTGGTCGCAGGATCTAAAAATAGTGGAAGTGATACATCAGTTAAAATTAGTTCAGTTGAGGGAGATATTACAATAACTGTAATGGGTAATGGTCAGGTAAAAATTGCTGGAGGAAGTGTGATTGTTCAGGCGGATGAAGATATTGATTTAAAGGCTGGTCGAAATATAACTTTAAATGCTGCATCAACAGTGACTTTGAAAGGAACAAAAGTTCAAGCAAAAGGTCTTATTGGCAATTTGATTGAGAAAACTGCTGGTGGTTTTTTACAGAGAGTATTTAAAGGTAGTTATGTTGGTGAGGATTATCTTAAAAATCCTCCTGCAGGTGATAAATTTATATCAAAACCAGTTGTTTCTGGAACTGGAGATGTACCAGATTTAGGTAGATAACATAAATTATGAGTATTAGCACCGTTGGAGATTCATCAGATACACCAATTATCAATTACACTCCAAATACAATTGATGAGTATGTGGTTGTTGTAAATTTACCAGAAGATTGGGAGATAGTTCATAATTATATTATTAATGAAAATGAAATTGATGGAATACCCAATCGAAAGGTAAACTGTTCAAACATTCAAGAATTTTCATTAAGAACTGCCATATATGAGATGAGTGTTGCAGAGTCAGAAATTCTCAAAACACATGATAGAGTTGAAAGTGTAGAATTAAATCCTGATAAGTATCCACAACCAGAATCTCCACATACTGCAAGATTTGGAAATGTTGTTGCTTTCCCAAAACCATTATTACCAGGTGGTATAGCAAATTTTACTCCTGGATATACAAATAATGTTCGTTCAAATTGGTCGATGTTATTTGTAAGTGATCCAGATAGTAAACCATATCAAGGAGTTGGTATTACTACAACAAATACCGTAGATCGTGATATAAATTACACTGTCACTGGAAATAATGTAGATGCTGTAATAATTGACAGTGGTGTAGGAGTTCTTCACCCAGAATTTATTAGTGGTAATACGTATAGAGTGTTTGATGTGATTCTTGATGGTCCTTACAAAGCAGATCCAGCAGCTTTTAGTGGATATACAACAACAGTAACTATAGATGGTGTCAATATTGGAACTCGTGCTCAAGAGGCAAGAGCAAGAGAATGGTGGTCAAATACATCTATAAGATCAGCTGCGTTTCAAAGTCTTGGAACAGTAACAATTAATTCGAATTACACAAGAATACATGCACATAGTAAAAATGGATCAAATGCAATGATAGGCTCACATGGCACATCTTGTGCAGCGCAAATTGGTGGTAAGAATTTTGGACTTGCATTTCAATGTAATCTCTGGAATGTTAGAATTTCATTTAATACTGACCCTGCATTCTTAAGTTCGGCCACTGCATTAAATGCTTGTGCAATATTTCACAATGCAAAAAAAGCAGCATCAAACGATCCTGATCCAACCATAATCAATAATAGTTATGGTGGAACTGCTTCAACTGAAAATACAAATGGTACAACTTATTATCATTCTTTTAGGGGAAGTAATACAACGTATACGGGTAATGGTAGTGACATAAATCCACCATCAAATTCAGGTGCTTGTCGTAATCACAAATATCTTTCTGCTAATAAAAACGATGGTAATGGATCAGGTATCTATTCTTTTGCTGGAACTGGTTTGTATCCGACTCGAAATTCTTCTACTAGTAGTGCTGCAGAAAATGCGATCACTGCAGGATGTATAATGGTTGCCTCAGCTGGTAATGATAATCAAAAATTATCAGATAAAAATGATGTTGATTTTAATAACAAATATTATGATACTGATAGCACATATTCGTCTGGTGATTTTATCAATCGTGTTGGAGGAGTTCAACAAGGATTTTCAGGTGATCATGATATAGGTAAGGGGACAATTCGAGTGGGTGCAATAGATTGTGCTGTTGAACCAGCAGATGAAAAGCAAGGTGCCACAAAATATTCCATAAGAAAAACAGCTTATTCTGCAAATGGTCCGATGGTTGATATATTTGCACCTGCAGACCAATCATTGACTGCAGGATATGCTAATAATGAAAATTATCAAAGACAAGACAATTCAAATTTTTACGACAGGTTTTTTGGTGGTACAAGTTCTGCCAGTCCTAATCTTTGCTCTGTAATTGCGATTTATTTACAAAACAACAGAACAGCAACACAAAGTTCAATTAGAACATGGTTGACAGGCACAGCATGTAAAAATAATTTAATGTCTGATCCATACAGTGGAATAAACGACACAGGATATTGGTCTTTAGGATACAATGCATCAACCGATGAAGCATCAATTCCAAATACATCTTATAATTTTCGTGGCAATGGTAATTTGAGAGGGGCATCAAATCGTGTTCTGTTTAATCCTCTCACAGGAGATGGAGAGGCAGAAGAAGGGGAAGGTGAATCTCCTACCGTTGACGGAGAATATTCTGTGAGATTTTTAGGTAATGGAATATCTTTTGGTGGTCAACTTGTTATTACTTAATAACAACATAAATAACTAAAAATATCAATGGCAGATAAAAGTTTTAGTGTAAATAAACTGAATATTATTAGTAGTACAAACTTAACTGACGTTGAAGAAAGTATTGATAATTTGTGTATGGGAGATTAAAATATGTCAAATATATCTGTAACTGGTAATGAAGCACAATTTAATGAAAATGTAACTTTTCTGAAAGATGTTGATATTAAGGGATCTTTAACCGTTCCTGAAATTAATTCATCTAGTCTTTCAATCACTGGTATTGCTACATTTACAAATCAAGTTACTTTTAATCAAGGTTTATCATTTCCTGATTTAGAAGTTAGAGATTTTTTAAAAGTAGGTATAGGTGGAACAGTATTAAGTGTAGATTCACTTTTAAATCCTGGTAAAGTTGGTATTGGGAGCACAACACCAACAGAATTACTTGATGTATTTGGAAAGGCAAAAATAAAAGATTTAGAGTTAGAAACTCTTTTAGTCACGGGTATATCAACATTAACTGGTATCACAACTCAAAAAAGCACTTTATTTACAAAGCAACTAAGTTCTGCTGGAGTTTCCACCTTTTTCAATACTGTAAATGTTAAAACCGCTGGAGGTAGTCAAATTGAAGATGCCAGCGGATCTCTTGATATAAGATCAAATGTAATTACTTTAACAAATCAATCTGATAACCAAAATTACGCAGTATTTACAAATAATGCAGGTGTAGAATTACTGCATGCAAATTATAAAAAATTTGAAACAAGTAGTGATGGTGTTATATCTTCAGGTGATTTAATTGTAAATGATGTTGGTATTCGGACATCAGGAGTTGGACTTGGAACTGATGTTATTAAACCTATACCATTAACAGGAGAGTATAGTAACAGTACTCAAGGAGCTCTAAGACTCGTTATTGATGGTAGTGTTTCAATTTCAAGAAACATTTATGATAGTGAGGGATCACCTGGAGCAGCTAACTTCTTTTTAAAGAGGACTGGAACTGGTATTCGATGGACACAAATTGCACCAGGACAGGGAGATGGAATTGAATTAGAGAATGAGGGTCAGTCAGTTCCTGCTGCTGGAGTTGCTCAAACTTTTACATCGGTTAATTTTGCACAAGAAAATAGTTTCGGTATTGGAGTTGATAATATAACTGCAACTGCTGCTGATACTTCTACTCCAGCAGGTTCTGGTTTAGCTACTGTATTTACTTCTGATTTTTGGGGAGTTGAGGAAGGTCATGCTGGAATTGACACTGGCATTTACAGAATGACTAATGTTGGTATTGGAAGTTCTGCTCCAAGTGTTAAATTAGATGTAATTGGAAATACAAAGTTAGAAGGAACTTTAAGTGTATCAGGTAATATAGATGCCAATGGTAATCTAGATGTAGATGGTCAAACTGATTTAGATGCTCTTAATGTATCTGATACAGCAACATTTACAGGTAATATAGATGCAAATGGAGATTTAGATGTTGACGGTGTAACAAACCTTGATGATGTTGATATAGATGGTGCTGTTGATATGGCAACCACCCTAACAGTGGGAGGTAATGTTGATTTTAATGGAGATTTAGACGTAGATGGAACTACAAACCTTGATATTGTTGATATAGATGGTGCTGTTGATATGGCAACCACCCTTACATTGGGAGGTAACGCTGATTTCAACGGAGATTTAGATGTAAGCGGAAGAACTGAGTTAGATACCACTAACATTTCAGAAACACTTAATGTAACTGGAATATCAACGTTTGTAGGTGTATCTACATTTAACAATCAGATATTTACAAATAAAATATCAAATTCAGGTATAATAACCTCAAATATGATTCACCTCACAGGTGGATCATTTACTGCTCCACATCCAAGTGGGGAAACAAAAACTGATAGTGCAATTATTGTAAATGAAAACTTTGGTCTTTATTCATTAGAAGCCACTGGTGCTGGTGATACTGCTAGATTTTTAAGATCAGTAATACAGAAAGATACTGATGTTATATCAATAGGTCAGACAAATACTGCACTTATTTCTGAGATAAACATATTACCAGGTAACTTTGGATCTGTAAGTATCGGATATAGTGGTGCAGTTAGTCTGGTAGGGGTATCTCAAGATGGAATAACTGCCAATATAGAAAAATTAAGAACTGTTGGATCTGGAATTACAGTTTTTGGAAATCTTGAATCACAAACTTTAAATATCACAGGATTATCAACATTTAATAATAATGTTAGATTAATAGATGATAAACAATTAATATTTGGAACAACAGACGGACTAGAGATATATCATAATGGTGATTCATATATCAGAGCAGAAACTGGTCATTTATACATTCAACAGACGAATTCTGACAAGGGTATTAAAATACAAGGTACAAATGGAACAGATGGTATTATAGTTGAAGGTGGTGGTTCATATAATGTTAAATTACATTCTTCAGGAAATCTTAAGTTAGAGACAAATGATAGAGGTGTTGATATAACTGGTCATACAGAAACAGATACCTTAAAAGTAAGTGGTGTTTCAACATTCACTGGCACTGCTGATTTTGATAGCACGATTAAAGACCGTAATGATGACGTTGGTACTACAGTTGCTGAGGCTCTCTCAAATAACATAACTAATGCTTTTTATAATCCGACAACTGGTATCACGACAATTACCATTGCTAATCATGGTTTTACAAATGGTGATTCGATTAAAATTCCAGATGGAACATTAACTTTCCAGTGTAATTATAATGGTGTAACTGGTAGTCAATCATATCCAAGATCAAAAGATCCAAATAGTGGTAAATGGTTAGTTATATCGAATGTTGGAATAAGCACATTTCAAGTTAATTTAGGAGATGGTGGTGTATCTGCTGGAGTTGAACATACATTTGTATCAGGTGGTGGTGTAATTCATTCATCTGGATTATATGTCAAAGATGATTATCGTTTAGCATCAGTCGGAACTGGTGTTTCATGGAGACCATCTGGAGTTCAAACTAAAAGAACAATATGGGTTTCTAAAAGTGGATCTGATAATAATAGTGGATTACTTGAAGGTGATGCAAAAGCAACTGTTGGTGCTGCAGCATCGATAGCAGTTGAGACTGATACAATCAAGATTAGACCTGGTGTTTATGAAGAGGATAATCCAATTGGGTTAAGAACAGATGTTTCAGTTACAGGAGAGGATCTTCGTTTGGTTATAATTAAACCAAAAAATAAAAACAAAGATGTTTTTCATGTAAGAAGAGGATGTCTTGTTGAGAATTTAAACTTTGGTGGATCAAATGTAGGAGTTGGTTATGATGGATCAGCATGCGTTGCGTTTCCTCCACCATCAGGTGGTGGACATGGTGCAGTTAGTGGTTACAAAGATCCTGGTCCTGCAACCGAAGGTCCAAGTGGAAGATGGAGATCACCATATGTAAGAAACTGTACAAATTTCATGACCAGTAGTATTGGAATGAAAATAAATGGAGATCATGCCACTGCATCTACCATAGGTGCAGATTTAAAATCTATGGTGTGTGATTCCTTTACACAATATAATGAAAATGGAATTGGTGTATCTTTAACAAATGATGCTTATGCACAATTGGTTTCAATATTTACTATTAACTGTGATATTGGTATTTTCGCAGGATCTGGTGCACAGTGTGATCTTACAAACTCAAACTCATCTTTTGGTAATTTTGGTTTAGTTGCAGTTGGATTAGGATCAACTCAGTTTACAGGAATTGTAAGTAATACAAACACAGCAAATGAAATTATAACTAGCACTATAGCTGATAATCAAGACACTGTTGTATGTGCAAATGTTAGAGATGATTCTGATGGTAATAATAATCTTCCTTTTACTGGAGCAGTTCGAAGACCATTTGATGGACAAGCATTATATTTTAAAATTGATTTAGATAATTATCCTGATACTCAAGGAAGTGGAAGAATCACATCTCCACTTCAACAGCTTAGATCAATAAGTTTAATTGAAGGTGCTGATGCAAGTGGATATAGTGCTTTTGATCCACCAAGTGTTCTTATAAGAGATAATGATGGTGAAGTTGAACCTAAAGGACCACAAGGAGTTATTGCTGAAGCTACAGCAACAGTAAGTCCAACTGGAAATATAACTGCAATTACTGTGGTGGCACAGGGTAGAAATTATCTTCCAACTCAAAATATAGTTGTAGATATTGAAGGAGAAACTGGAATTGCCACTGCTGTCATGGAACCCATATATTATACAGTTGAATCAGCAACTAAAACAGAAAATGTAAGTGGAATATCTACATTAACTTTTAATGAATTTATTCCTTATGAATTATTCCCAGATGATCCATTTACACTTCAAAGAATTAGTCGAGTATTGACAAGTTCTCACTCATTTGAATATGTCGGTACAGGTACAGATATAAATATAGCGACACCTCTACAAGGTGCAATTCCTATAAAGGAAAATGAAATTGTAGCAAAAGATGGAGCACAAATTCCATTTACATCAACCGATCAAAAAGGTAACTTTGATATCGGTTCAGGATTGCAAATAAATCAAACAACTTCGACAATTTCAGGAAGAGACTTTAGTAGATCATTGCAAGCAGAAGTTACACCATTAATACTAGCATTAAGATAATATGGCAATCGCACCACTAAATAAATTTTTGACAATTGCAGTTCCAGTTGCTCCAGGACAACAGGAATTGTATAAGGCTCCAGTTGGAACATCTGCGATTGTTTTGTTTGCACAGGTATCAAACGTTGGAGTGAATACTTTTCCAACTGTAACCTTCACTCATCGAAGAACAAGTGTTGCGACTAGAACAGTAGGAAACGTAAGAAATAATAGAATTATAAAAGATGGTGAAATACCTCCAAATGATTCACTTATATTAATAGATGGTAGACTTGTTCTTCAAAGAAATGCGGTTTTATCAGATTCAATTGTTATCAGTGGTGAACAAACAGGTATAACAACAATTAATGATGTTAAGTATGATAATACTACAGGTTTAACCACAGTAACGACTCAAGATCCACATAATTTTAGTGTGAATGATGAAATCACAATGGCAGGAATTGCTTTTACTTGCCCATCAACGGCAGGTATAACAAGTTCAATATTTCCTGCACCGCAGGTTGCATTTGTGGTTAATAAAGTTGGTGCTGGATCTACAAATTTTGAAACAAATACAGGTATTGTAAAAACTTTACCTCATACTTTTAGAGCATCCTTTCATAATTTTATTCGTGCAGAAAAAGATGCAATTACAGTTACATCTGGTGCTCAAAATGGAAATAAAATACAAGTTATAAAGGGAACAACTTATGATTCTTTAACAGGAATTCTTTCGGTAACTGCAGCTGCACCACACAATCTTGTGACTGGAAATACAATTCAATTTACAAATGAGTCACTTGTTTTTAAATGTTCACAAGATAATTATTTTAAAGAAAAAAAATATCCTCGAAGCACTGATCCAGCAGCAAATGGTAACAATATAGGTGTAACAACTTTTGTTGGAATTGCGAATACCTTTACAGTTGATGTTGGAGTCACGACAACAGGTGGATTAGTCGGACCACTTCAGATGGAATTCATCTGCAGTATTCTAGAGAACAGTACATCATAATATGCCAAAGTATTTAAGTGGAAGGGTCAAAAGAACTCCACAAGGTTCATTAACAACTGATAGGTATCAATACCTTGGATTAGATCAGGCAGAACCTAATTTAGGTGATCCTCCAGAACTAGATGCAATTCCTGGTGGTCAGCAATATCAAATTGTTTCATTAATTAGTAATCCAGGTGAAAGGTTTTGGGTTCCAATTGGAGGAGGAATACAACCAGGATCTATAACTGTCAGAGATGGAGGATTAGTTGTTCCGAGAACAGATGCAAATCCAAATTTAGGTGTCAGTAGTATCACGGATATAAATTTTGTTGGAACTGCTGTCACTGTTGTAGGTTCTATAAATCCTGATGGGGGCGCAGGTATTGCAGTTACAGTTACAGTTGCACCACCAGGTGACAATTTTCAAATTTTATTTAATAATATTGATGATCAATTTGGAGCTTCTCCAAATTTTGTATTTGATAATACAATAGGTATAGGTTCAGTTGGTATCGGAACTTCATTACCTACACAGAATTTGCATGTCGTAGGAAATGTAAAATTAGATAAAACAATATATGGAGAGGATAATCAACCAGGTACTACTGGTGATCTTTTAGTAAAAACTGCAACAGGTGGAGTTAAGTGGACTGATTCAGGATCTGTAACATCTGGTGCAGGTGGAACGATAACACAAATTCAGTTTCATGATGATACAGGTTTAGTTGGTGGTGCAAGCAATTTTGTTTTTGATTCAACTAATAGTCGAATTGGTATAGGTTCAACTCAACCCGATAGATTATTAGATGTTCTTGGTGACTCACGATTTACTGGTGTTACAACTTTCTCTGGTGATGTTAAGATAGATGATAGTCTAGATGTAGACGGACATACTGAATTAGATAATTTAAATGTTGCTGGTGTCTCAACATTCAATGATGATGTAATATTTGCTGGTAATAACCATAATATTAAATTTGATAAATCAATTGATGACTTAATATTTGATGATAATGCAAAATTAACATTCGGTATTGGGAACACTACTGTCAATTTGTTTTATAAACCAGATACCAGAGATTTTAGACATGAATTTAATGGTGGTGCTAATTATGTTTTATTAACTAATACTTTTGATCTCAAAAGTGCAGATGCAAGTAAAGCAGCAATCACAGCATATGCTCCAGGTGGTGTTCCTGAAGTAAGATTATTTAATGATGGAAATGAAAAATTAAGAACCACTGGTTATGGAGTTACAGTTTTTGGACAATTAGAAACAACTGACATTTTTGCATCTGGTGATGTTGGTATCGGAACTACAAATCCAACAGCATCGAATATTGAATCTGCTCTTGAAAACAATACAAAGGTTCTTGCCGTTGGTATACTCACTGCAAATCAAATATTTGGAAAGGTCACTTCCATTCAGGAGACAATAGATCTTGATATATTAAATGTTTCTGGAATTACATCAACAAAAAATTTACTTGTTACTGGAATAGCCACTTTTGAACAAAATGTATCATTTCAAAAAAATGTATCAATTGGTGGTACATTAACATACGAAGATGTAACTAATATTGATTCTGTAGGATTAATAACTGCAAGAAGTGGCATTCATGTTACTGGAGGCAGTGTTGGTATTGGAACCACTAATCCAACACATAAATTAGATGTCAAAGGAGATATTAATTTTAATAATAATATGTTGATCTCTAACGCTGAGGTTGGAAACTCAGGTAACATAGATCATATTTGGCATAGTGATGCTGGAAATTATGGAACGGGTGGAACATGGAACTTTGTTTCTGATGGAACAGCAAAACGAGAAGGAAACTCTGCAATTCAGATAGGTTTTTTAAAGTCTTCTGGTGGTGGTAATTTTTTAGAATCAGTTGGTATTGGAACCACTAATCCAGGTAGTCTTTTAACTCTTGACCATGCTACCAATCCAGCAATTCAATTTAGAGATAGTGGTACAAAAGTTGCATCAATAAATGCAGAAGGAACACAAACAAATATAGCATCTTTTGAAAGTAAGGATTTAGTATTTGCTGCTTCAACAAGTTCAGCATTCAAAGAAAGACTTCGCATCACATCAGCAGGACTAGTTGGTATCGGAACTGATGATCCATCAAATTATGGTGGTGCAGTAAAATTAGCATTGCATAGCACTGGGAATACTGGATTAACTATTGCTGCAGGAACTAGTAGTGATAGTAATATACTCTTTGCCGATGGGATAACGGGCGATGCCACTTATAGAGGAAATATTAAATATGCACATGATGATGATTCAATGCGGTTCCACACCGCAGCAGAAGAAAGACTTCGCATCACATCAGATGGTTTTGTAGGTATCGGAACTACTAATAATATTGAAGCACCTTTACATGTCACAGGTGCAAATAGTAGGGGTATAGTTGCACTGTTTGGTGCAAAAGATTTTGTTGATAATGTTAATTATAACTATGATGATGCGACCATTGGTTTGCAGGGTGAAAATCCTTCAGGAACATATCAAGGATCAGGAGTTCAATATATTACTCGTAATATAGGATTAACTAATTGGCATCACGGTTATACAACATTTGACAGAGTAGGAGATTTTCATATTGGACTTGGTGGATTTGGAACTACAAAGGCAACGGATAAAATTACGATTTTATCAACAGGTGATGTTGGTATCGGAACTACAAATCCTGAAAGAAATTTACATGTAAAATCAACAACACCTTATATAAGAGTTGAATCAGGTGCTGCAAACCAACCTGCAACTCTAGAGTTATATCATACAAGAGGTAATGGAAGTGATAAGTGGCCTGTTAGTGTAGCAACAGATGATGCTGCATTAACATTTAATGTTGCAACTGCAGCAAATGGATCTCCTGCAGAAAAAGTTCGCATCGCATCAGATGGACTTGTAACTATCACTGGTAACTTAACAGTTAATGGTAATCTAACATACGATAATGTAACAAATATTGATGCAGTTGGTGTTATAACTGCACAAAATGGAATTAGTGTTCTTGGTGTAGGTATAACTGTAACAGGAATATCAACTTTTTATAATGATGTTGATTTTAATTCGGGTATAGGAATTGGTAAATCAATTTTTCACATAGGTGATGAAGGCACTCGGATGCAGTTTCCTACCACCAATTCAAATGGTGGATCTGGTCAGGAGATTGTGTTTGAAGCTAATAATACCGAGAGACTTCTTATTAACTCAAATGGAGTAAACCTTAGAGGAAGTACATTATCTGGAAATAATACTTCTGTAAATTATTTTGCAATTCAAAGCACAGATGGTAATTCTAATAGATCTCAAATTGATATAGGTATAATTTCAGGTAATGATGGAGGAGGAATTCATTTCTACACGACTGGTGATGGTAATGTCGATACGGAAAAAGCCAAACGTATGGTCATCAAGGGAAAAACTGGTAATATAGGTATCGGAACTGAAGATCCAGATAACACTTTTACTGTAAAAGGTAATGGATCAGGTGTTGGAATTGCGACTGGAAATTTTGTGGGATCGTTTACTAATACAGGAACGGGTTCGACTCATCATGGTTTGACTGTATCAACTGCAAGCAGTACCTCAACTTTATTTTCTGCAACAGCTGATGGTGGAGAAAAATTTCGTATCGACTCTAATGGTACAGTTGCGATAGGAACTGGTGGAAAATTAACAATTAAACCAAATCCACTTCCTACTTTTGGTGTATCAGAAGCAATTAGAATAGATCAAAATAATGCTACAGACGATAGAGCGTTGCAAGTTTTTGAATTTGAAAATTCATTAGCTAGGCATCATGCACTTACTCATAATCTCAAAGTTTACAGATACTCTGCATCAGCATATGGATACACACAGGGTAAGTATAGTGGATCTCAAATGCATGAATATGCTGGAGGAACATATAAAATATTTACTAATCCACAAGCTTCTGTTGGAAATACACAAGATATTGTTCCAACAGAAAGATTTAGATTAACATCATCTGGTGACGTTGGTATTGGAACTAATAATCCTACTGGCAGCAGCGCTGTTGTGAGTAATAGTGCAACATTAGCAGTTGGTATTTTAACAGCAAAACAAATTTTTGGAAATATAAACGATGATCAAGGGGATTTAACTTTTGAAAATTTAAAGGTAACAGGTGTTAGTACATTTGTTGGTGTTTCAACCTTTGGTGATGTTGGAATAGGTGGATCACTTCCTAACGATTTTCTTACAAATAAATTTGTTGTTGGTGATGGTGGTGGTAGTCGTGGAATGACCATCTATAGTGATGGAACTTTAGGACAAATATATTTTGCAGATGGAAATTCAGGAGACAATAGAAAGAGAGGAGGAATAGTTTATGATCATTCTGAAAATGAGTTAAAATTTTCTGTAAATGCAGTTGAAAAATTAGTTATTGATTCAGATGGTAAAGTTGGTATTGGAACTGATGATCCAGATGAATTATTACATTTAGAAAGTACCGCTTCAACTGTAAAGGCAAAAATTGAATCCACTGCAACCAACTCATACCCAACCTTAAGATTGAAAAATGATGCTCGTGAGTATGATTTACAAGTCGATGGAGCAACAGATGCCTTCCGTGTTTATGATGTAACAGCAACAGCAGAAAGACTTCGCATCACATCAGATGGTGATGTAACAACAACTGGTGCTGCTTTCAATAGAGCAAATGCAGGATTTACAGCAAGAAAGGATGATTCTGTTAATATAACAAGAGCAAGTGGAACACCTCTTGAAATAAATCGAACTGGTAATGATGGAAATCTAATCAACTTCTTTCAAGATGGTACGGAAGAAGCAAATATATCAATTAGTGGAGATGATTTAATATTTGGAAATACAACTGAAAAATTCCGTATCAATTCTGGTGGTGCAAAAGTCACTGGTAACCTTGAAGTAACTGGTGTTTTAACATACGAAGATGTAACAAATATCGATGCGGTTGGAGTTATCACAGCTCAAAGTGGTATCAATGTAACTGGTGGTGGTATTGATGTAATCAATTCTACAGGTATAAGAGTATCAGGGGTTTCGACATTTAATGATAATGTTAATTTCCAAGATAGAGTTCTTGTTGGAGTGAATACAGAAGTTAAGATGATTGGTGTCGTAGGTTATTCTACTAAACTAATTCAAGTTGTTGGTGCAGGTGATTCTACAGGAGTTGATGTTATCAGATTTTCTAATGATGATGCACCACCTGAATTAAATTTTGGTAAGTCAAGAGGTTCAATTGTAGGGAATGGTGGTATTCCTGCAAATTCTACAGTTAAAAAGGGTGACACTCTTGGACGAATCAATTTTCAGGGAGCTGATTCCTCAACAAATACACCAGATTTGGCAAACGTTGGAGCAAGAATTGATGCTAGAGTAACTGACACAGTAACTGCTTCTGCTGAATATGACATGCCAACATCATTATTTTTCATAACAAGTGCTGGTGATGGTGCTACATTAACAGAGAAAATGGTGGTACATCATGATGGAAAAGTTGGAATCGGAACCACAATACCAGCATATAATTTAGATTTGGGTGAATCATCATCAACAATTCGACTTGTAAGTGAAGATGGTGGAACAGCAATACGTATTGGTCCTGGTGGTGGTAGTAATGATGTTACTTTATTAAGAGTTGATGGTGAAACTGATAATCATGATGGGGAATCTAATAATTCTCAATTTGGATTCTCATTGAAATATATGGGATCACGAAGTGGAAATGATAATAGTTTTTCACTTTTTGCAGATAATCAACAGGGAACTCAGTTTGAGGCAATCACAGTTCTTCAGGATGGAAAAGTTGGAATCAAAGATTCAACACCTTCATATGAATTAGAGGTAAACGGAACTGTTGCAGCAACCAACTTTGATTCATTATCAGATCGTAGACATAAAACAAATATTCAAGTCATTGAGAATCCAATTGAAAAGATTAAAAAAATTGATGGTGTGTCATTTGATTGGAAAAAAACAAATGAACCATCACTTGGTGTAATTGCAGATAATGTTCTGGAAGTACTACCAGAGATTGTGAGTGGTGAAGACACTAAATCAGTCAATTATAATGGATTGATTGGAGTATTGATTGAGGTCGTAAAAGACCAACAGAAACAAATTGACGAATTGAGAGGTCTCATTGATAAATAAAAGAAATTACCCAGTGGAAACACGAAGACGGTAGATGGCAATTAAAAT